CGCGTCGCCGGTCAGGGCAATGTTGAATGTCTTGCTATAGTCCTTCACCCAATCAGCCGAAACTCCCAGCGAAGATGCAAAACTAGAAGACGCCACCTCAATGGCCGATAAGCCCTCGGTGAACTGCTTGCGCAGGTTGTCCGTGAACGCTTTCACTTCTGGCCAGTCACGGTCGCTGGTGAACCAACCGCCATCCTGGTGCAGGTTCTGGTAGCTTTCGCCTGATAAATTCGATGCTGACAGGGTTCCGCGGTAGCCCTGGGATTCGATTTCCGTTGAGCCGTGGCCGAACGCGCGGTTGGCCAGGCCACCGATTGCCCCACCAATCGCAGCTCCGATCGGGCCGCCCACAATTGCACCGACGATTGTCGCGGTATTGGTCACGGCCTGGCCATGGTTCACGCTGTAGTCGCCAGCAATCGCGTTGCCGATGTAGTGACCCGCCAGCATACCGGCCCCGTAACCCGCGACGGTGCCGGCAGTGCTTGCCAAAGGCGTCAGCGCTTGTCCCGACGCTGTAGCCAAACCCTGCGACGCCAGCGGCGTGTAACCCATCGATGTCATTGCAGACTGCACGCTGCCTGCAACTACATCGGACAATCCATCAAAACCAAGGCTGACGGCCTTGTACGCCGCACTTGCCGCACTCGCCGCACCGATCAGCGGATTACTGGCTGCAGATCCAGTTGCCGCACTTGCGCCGTCTACGGCACCCGCGAGCGATGGCCCACCGCCTGTAAAGGCAGTACGAATGTCCATGTAGATTGGCTTTGCCGCCATCTGCCAAAGCCATTCGAACAGTCCATTTTCCAACGCCTGCTTTGCGCGATCGGCGGCTGATTTCGCGCCGTTCTCGATGCTGATGAACGTGTCGTGCGCTGCAGACTCGACGTCGTCCCACATCTTTTTTTGCGCGTCGAGTTGCGGCTTGACGGACTGATTGAGGTACCAGGTGTCGAATTCCTGCTGAAGCCGCCTTTGGGCTTCGGTGCCCTCCCCAGCATTTGCGATGCGCTCGCGCCATACCTGAGCATCCAGTGCCAGGGTGGCTGCAGCGCGCGCCTTGTCGTCGGCGATATAGTCCAGGCCGAACCGCTTGTTTTCCTCGGCCAGCTGGGCGGCATAGCCTAGGGCTTTGCCTTGCGCCAGAGTCGCCTGCTCGACCAGGATGCGTGCTTTGGTCTCAGCGGTCAGCTGGGCCAGCATCTGGTCGGAGACCGGCTTCTTCGCCTCGCGCATCTCGGCCAGCTTCTTTTCCTGGTCTGCTTGGGCGCGCACCGCCACCATCGCGATCTCGCGGACGTCGGCACTTTTTCCATACAAGGCGTATTCGACGTCGAGCGCTGCGGCTGCGGCATTTCGCGCCTCGGTGCTTGCGATGATGTACTTGGCGACATCGCGCTCCGCGGCGCTCAGCTTGATGGCCTGCTCCGACACGGCCAGGGAGGCAATCGCAGCGCGGGCGACTGCTTGATGCGCTGCGGACAATTTCAGCTTGCCAGTGGCCAGCTCCTCGTCGAGCTTGACCTGGGTCTTCTGGCTGTCAGTCGCGTTTTCACCTGCAGCCAGCTCAAGGCGGTTGGCATCGATCTTTTCGCGGATCGAGCTGATCAGCGTCGCGTACGCCTCTTTTTCCTTATTCGCCGATGAAGTCGCTTCCTTGCCTGCTTCGGACTTTTTGTACGTCTCGGTCGCCAGCTGGGAGACCAGGGCAATGTATTCTTTCTCGCTGATGGCGCCCTTCTCGCGCGCCTTTTCCAGCTTGCCCAGATCCTCGAAGTACTGCTTGTCGACTCCGGACAGACGCTCGCGCACTGCGATCAGGTCAGTCAGAGCGGTACCGCTCGCGTCGATCTCGGCCTTCAGGTCCTTGTTCGCCTGGGCCGCCTGCGTCAAGTTGCTGTACTGCAGCCCGAGCGCGTACAGCTGCGCCTGGTCGGCGGCGTCGAGTTCTTGGCCTTGGTCCTTGAGCTGCTTGTACTTCGCCGACAGGGCGTTAATTTCTCCCAGAATTGATTTGATCCGGTCGGCCTGCGGGCTGCTATCCTTGGCCAGCTCGGGCATACCCTGCTTCATCAGACTCAGGCGCTCGCGCAGCTTGACGTTCTGTTTTTCGAGGTTGGCGACAATTTCTGGGGTGCTGGCCTCAACGCTTTCGGCAGCCTGTTTGTTTGCCTCCGCAGACTTGCTTCCGTACACGCTCCAGGCTGTCGCAGCAAGACCGAGCAGGGTCACGATGGCGCCAACCGGGCCTCCCAGGAGCCCCATGGCGCGGCTGGCTACCCCGGTAGCCACAGCGCCGGCGCCCTGGGCCGCATTGGCAGCGGTGGTGGCCGCGGCCTCGGCAGCACGAGCGGCAGCGATCTCGGCGCTGATGCGCACCTGCTGCTGGCCCAGCACCGCGAGCTCGGCCAGCATAGAGCTGCGTGCGGCTTCGGCCACCTGCAGCTCGCCCGTCGCCAACCTGAGTGTGCGCAGCGCGAAGCTTTGAGCGCCTGCAGCTGCAGCCGCCTCGAATGCTGCCCGAGCGGCCAGTATGTTGGAGTTCGCCTGGGTGAGGCGCGCTACCGCCTCTTCGCGCGCGACGACGATGGCGGCCTGTGTCGCAGTGGCCTGGACGGCTGTTGCCTGCACGCGCGCGAGGTCGGCCTCGGCGGCGGCCAACGTGGCTGCGCGGCTGGCCTGATCGGCGGCAATCTTGTTGTAGGCCGCAGTCACCCATTCCGACGCCCAGTTTGCGGCCTTGACCGCGGTGACCGTTGTGAGCGTGCCGGCCAGCAACTGAAGGTTGTCGGACAGGAGGTTGATTCCTCCGGACAGCACCGCAACGGTACCGTTGGCCTGCGCAGTTGTAGCCGTGTATTCAAGAACCTGGTTCTTGAGATTAGTGAAGGCGCCGCCGATAGTCTGCACTTGCTGCGCTTCCTGGCGCAGCTGTTCAAGTGACTTGGGCAGTACGGCGGCCATGACTTCAGAGGTGATCTTCCCTTCGGTCGCCATCTGCTTGAGTGCCCCAACCGGCACGCCAATTCCATCGGCAAGCGCCTTCATCAGGCGCGGCGCGGCCTCGTTGACGGCATTGAATTCCTCGCCACGGAGAGTGCCCGACGCGAATGACTGGGACAGCTGCAGCTGCGCAGAAGCGGCTTCCTCGGTGGTTGCGCCGCTGACCTTCAGCGCGAGGTTGACCACCTCGGTGATATCCGCAACCTGCTTCTGGGCCAGGCCCAATTCACGCGTTCCGTTCGAGATGCGCGCGTACAGGACGCCAACGGACGACAGCTCAGCCTGGGTATCATGCGCGATCCTGCGCACGCCTTCGAGGGCAGCCTGGTATTCCCCCTGAGACTGGGTGGCCAGGCGCAGCTGCGCCGTGAACTTCGTATATTCGTCCGAAAGCTGAACGACCTGGACCAGCCCGCCACCGATGCCAGCGGTGGCCGCCAAGCTGCGCATGGCGTTTTGTGCGATATTCGACAGGTTGCCCATCGACTGGGCAATGTTGTCGATCTGCCGCTGCGATGCCGCAGCGCCGTCGACGCTGACGCTGATTACAGCGCCCTGACCTGTGGTATACCCCATGGCTCTCTATCGTTCCTTGTTCCATTCGTCGAGCGCCGCACGCTCCATCGCCTGCACGGCGCCAAAATACCAGCGCTTTTCCTTCTTGCTTGCCTCAAGGTGACGCAGGCAAATATCGACGCCCGGGTAATCGAGGCCGGTCCGGAACGGGATCGCGCCACCCATTCCGACCGGCCTGCTGGCCCACTTCCACTGACTCTGTACGGACATCCACAGGTTGAAGGCGGTCACGTTCTCCGGCCACAGGAAGAAGTCTTCCTCGAGAATGACCGGCGCCTCAGGCGCAAGGCCGAAGGCGGCAAAGGCCTTATTCAGATGCTGCTCCGGCTCAGGCTCGGGCTCTGACGCCTCCGCGGCCGGAATGCGAAGGTCGCCGCGCGCCCACAGACGCACGGCTTCCGTCAGTTTTTTACCCGGGCCAGCACTTCCTTGCGGTAGTTGCCGATGAGCAACTCGACGACGCCAGGGACGGCGAACATCGCTTCCAGCGCTTCGCGACAGAACTGGGCTGGCTGGCCATCGGCGTCCAGCACCAAGGCCTGGTCTCGCCAGCCGTTGGTAATATCGAACAGCACTTCCTTGATCTTTGCGTCGGTGGGAACACCGGTATCGCCCTTGATGCGCTCCAGCCAGTCTTCCTGGCTCAGACGCTGGCACTGGAGCTTGAAGTCGAACTTGGTTTCCGTTTCGCCGTCGGCGAGAGCGAAGGTCATCGGAACCAGCAGGAAAGCGGCGATTGCGAGTTTATATTGGCTCATTTTTTAAGTAGATGTTCGGGGTCAGTGGGGCTGGGTTACTGGGTAACGATTAGCCATTCGTCGTTGCCGTTGACCGGCACGAAGCGCAGGTCGAAGCCGATCAGGCGCTTGCCGTTCTTGTCGACCGGTTTCGGGTTCAGGAACTGGACAGCCTGGTTGAACAGGATGATCTTGTTGCCGGCCGTGGTGCCGATCGTCAGCGCCAGGCTCTGGGTGACGTTGGCCTTGACGTTGGCCATCAGCGCGACCTCCTGCGCCGGCGTCAGGTCGAGCTCGATCGAGCCGGTCGAGGCGCGGTCGGTGATATCGACGGTTTCATTGCTGAGCAGCGCCGTGAAATTGACGGAGTTGCCAGCCTTCAGTTCCAGGCCGGTGCTCGAGTAGGCGGTGCCGCCGGTAATGGCGCCGGCCGAATAGGTGCCGCCCAGCATAATGTCGACGACGTTGGCCTTCGTCATGGCCACCGGCTTCTTCCACGGGGTGAAGGTGCCGGTGTCGCTGGCCACGCTAATGCCGCCGTCCAGGCCGATCCAGTCGAACTTGAGCAGCGGCCGGTCGCCGACCTTGGCGCTGATCGTGAAATCACCCATGCAGTCGACCAGCTTGTGCAGCACGCCGTCGTCGTAGTAGTACTGGGTCATCGCCTTCAGGCCGGTCGAGACTGGGCTGTACTCGACGCGTGCAGGGGTCGTAAGCATGCCCTCGCCGACTGCACAGGCCTGCAGCAGTTTGCCCCAGGCTGGTGCGGTGGCGGCGGTACCGGAGCCGGCCAACTCGACGGAATAGCTCAGCTTGACGCTGCCCGGGCCGACCAACTGCTCGCTGCCGCCGAAGAAGCCGCGCAGCAGGTTGCGGTCGATATTCTGGGCGTCGAGCGGCGTCAGGCTGAAGTCGGTCACCAGCACGGCATTGGCAGCGCCGGTGGGCGTGGCGGCGGTGCCGATCGCGGATTGCAGGGCCGCTGAAATGAGGGTGTTCTTGATGTAGCGGGACATTCTTATTCCTCGGGGTGGGTTTGATCAGCTGCGGCAGGGTGCTCCGCAGGCACTTGCGGGACCGGATCATTCGAGACCCACTCCCAGGCGGTCTTGTCGAAGGTCCAGGAGCCGCCACCGGGCAGCGGCGGAATCGGACGGGTGGTGTTCTGGTCGCTCATGCGCTCAGGCTTCCGTTGTAGGTGGTGTGTTGAACGATGTAGGTGAGGCGGACCCACCCGGTTTTTTTGCCTTCGGCCGTGTTCTCGGCTTCAATGCCGGCGATGCTCACGTCGGCGACAAGGCCGCCGAGCGTGGTGTCTTGGGCCAAGCGATCGAAGACGGCCTCAAGCAATGGATCCACGGCTACGTCGCCGGAATCCTGCACGCTGCGGCCATAGCACTCGACCGTGACCTTGGTAGACCAGTCGATCGGTGCGCCACGGATGGCGGCCAGGCCAGCTAGCGTTTGCTCCCACTGCACGTTGACCGCCTGGTCGACCTGCTCAGGAAGTACGTGCGGTCGCGCGCGATAAATCGTCTGACAGACCGGCGGCTCGGCCAGGAGTGCATCCCTGACGGCGCCGACGATCTGCGAGAATGCCGTACTCACTGGACACACTCCACGGTGAGGGTGGTGAGGCCGGTACCATCCGGCGCGGGATTAACGATCGCGTACGGTACGCCGTCAATCTGGATGAGCTGGTCTGCCGCATCGGCCGGCACGGCGCTCGAGGCCACCACCACGGTCGGACTGGCGTCCGCCGCTCCATGCCCCAGGTTGGCAACGCTCGACGGGTTCCGGAAGATCCCGGGAACCGTCGCGCCGCCGATAAGTACCTGGGCGTTCGCTAGCGTGGCGAGCACGCTGGCGTTGACCTGGGCCTGGAGAAGAGCGAACGACATGGCGGACCGGTCAGCGGACTGCGCCGTCCAGAAACACGCGCGCAGTGGTATCGCTGCCGCCCTTCGCCAGGGTCAGCGCGCCGACCAACTGATTGCCAGCCGCCGGGGTGGTGATGCGGCGGTTGACGTTGTCCCAGTAGGCCTTGGTACCGGCCGTGGCGACATCGGCCACATTGGCGGTGATGTCGAACACGCCTTCGGGCACGATCTCGACGTTGGCACCGCTGGCGGCGTCGCAGCCGGCCACGCCGAACAGCGAGCCGATCAGAACGCCTTGGCCGCTGGTGACGGCGTAGGGCGCAGGGACGGTGATGACATCACCTTCTTGCACATAATTTTTCATTCGGATTCCTTGACAGAGGGGTGTCGGGCCGGCCAGCGCT